TATTGTGCTGATCCTCAAGCAGTTACAAAAAGCCGAAAGTTGTGCGGCAAATGCGGCAGCTGGCAGGGGGGTGGGGTATGGAATCGCGTTTGGGTGCGTGTGTGCGGTCGTTAGTAGGTACGTATAATCCCCTACCCAAACGTTTCTGGCAATTTTTTCAGACCCCCAGAATCTGTTCATTCAAAAAAAAACACCTAAAATGCTCAATTACAGGGAGTTAGAGGCAGTTACTTAGAATCTACTTTAATCTTGACTTTGTCAAAAAAAGTTTATACCTTTACAAATCTTGACAGTAAGGATGGGAAGCATAAGAGATATTTTTTGTGTGTACACATTGAAACTGTTAGGGAGTTTAAACGCAAGGGTACCTGTGCCATGAAGTATATGAAGAGATCTCCGTTCACTGTGGTCAAAACCATGCAGAACGGGGGTGTGACCCCAGAACCAGACCCCCCGAGCTATGAAGAACTGCTTATGAGGCAGTTGTTTAAGGAGAGCTCGTTCAACCCGAAGGCAGTTTCACCTGCTGGTGCTAGGGGGTTGGCACAGATTACCCCGATCACAGAGAAGGAGTTGAAGAGGAAGGGGTTCATTGGGGAGGACTTTGATCCTTTCAAACCCAAAGACGCTATACAGGCTCAACGGGCGTACATGGATGACCTGATGAGCAGGAGTTGGAACAAGGGATCGCAGGAAGTGAAGCAAGCCAAGGCTTTGGCAGCATACAACTTCGGTCCTTCGGCCACAGTGAGGGTGTTGAACAAGGCCAGAGAGGCTGGGGTGGACATCTATGAGAGTTTGGACTGGCTCGATATGCTCCCAGAAGAGACCAGCGACTACATCGATAAGATTCTTGTTGGGGACAATGAGGAGTTTGAGGCGGGGTATGCCAAGAAGCGCAAGACGTTCCAATTACCTGAGTAATCAAATCCCCTTATATTTGCCTTGAACAAAAAAAGCAATGGCAAACCTTACTCTGACGATAAAAGAGTCTATCACGCTGAACGGAAAGGAGCGCGGTAGCGAGATGGTCAAAACAGTGGAGACCATTTCAGAGGTTTACCATCGGATCATCAATGTCACCCAGAACGTGGAGCACATCTTGATGGAGCTCACCACAAACGCTGCCCAGACCACGGGGCATAAGGCACTGGCAAGTGGGCTGAAGTACCTCAGGGTGACAAACATCGGGTCTAACGACGTGGTGCTAGAGATAACTGATTCCTCCAGTGAGGAGTATGCAGTCCTGATCCAGCCCAACGACAGCTATATCCTCAATAACTCCAAGATGGATGCCAATGCATCTGGCGGTTCCACCGTAGGGGCAGAGACGGATATGACCGATATAGACAAGATTGCAGCCACAGGTAGCGGTGGGGCGTCTGATGTCGAAGTCTTTGCAGCCATCACCTGATGGGGAGCAAAGGTTATTTCAATCCAAGATTAAAACGTTACGATGAACTCAAACGTACCAAGTATGCAGCTGGAGGTAGTCCGATTCAGCAGCGAGAGCGACAGCACCAATGGCCTGTTGTTCGACATAACTGGAAACGAGCGTAAGTTTCTGTGCTACACACTAGAAGACGAACAAAGAGATGACAAAGTTCAATCAGAAACTCGAATCCCTGAAGGGACGTATGAGATCGCTCTACGCAAGTATGGTGGGTTTAATACCAAGTATTCGAAAAGGTTTGCAGACATCCATTACGGTATGCTACAGGTTATGGACGTCCCTAACTTCTCCCATATTCTCATTCATTGCGGAAATACTGACGAAGACACGTCAGGCTGTCTCCTCTTGGGTGACACGCAAGAAAACAACCAAGTCAAAAAAAACGGGTTCATAGGTCACTCCACCCGTGCATACTTCCGAGTATACCCCCTCATCGCAAGACACCTGCGCGATCAAGGCACTGTGACCATCAAGTACACTGACTTCAGCTGAGTTCCTTGTAGAACCTCGCTACCATCAGCCTCGCTTTCTGCGTCAGAGCGTAGCGGACCCTGTAGTTCATCTTCGTCTCGTCCCTGAACAGGTGATCCTCAAAGGTTTGTGAGGGGGTGAGCTTGTCGAAGTACTTGTGCAGGTACCCCTCTTTCACCAAAGGGTATATAATCCTGTCCCCTAGCTTTTTCTTTCGGTACCCATAGTCTTTGGCCGCGAAGTCAAGGGTAAAGAACTCAAGATCGTAAGCCCAGAGCAGAAACATCAGTTCTTTTTCGAACAGATCGTAAGTCTCTTGGAACTCCAGAAGCACGGTACGCAGCCGCTTCAGGTGATTGTTCTTTATGTATCTTTGAGGTCTAACACAAAAGTCTCGAAACAGGCTCTTCATGCTTGATTTTTTTGACATGAGTGATCAATTAAACTGATTCAAAGATATGGTTGACGAAAACTTCCTTCTCGAAATGCAGAAACTCCACACCAAGATGAAAGATCTGGTGAGGGAGTACGAAATGGAAGATGTCTATGCTGGGATATGGGTGTCAGGGTTTCATAGTCTGGATGACTATGGTGAGCCTGCCATCAAAGCCATGTACAGTATGACCGTGGATTCCCGAGAGGAACTCAACCAGATTCTCGACTTCGTTTATGAGATGTATGATCATGAAGAGGATCAGTCGGGACCCCCAGATATCGATGGATTGCTGGGTGAGCTGGGAATATCTTTAAACTAATGGAAGGCTTAATTCGTAAAATCATCATTGGGACAAACCCCAAGGATGCCATGGCGTACTATATCGGTATGAGGGCAGGGACTGGTCAAGTCAGTGCTATAGTATTGGATGAACGACACCGTGTTAAGTATCACAAAACCAGATACTTAATATATTTGCAAAACGAAGATGGGCAGGTCCTATGGAAGGCCGTAGATGAAATGCCCTGCATAGTTGAATTTGACTGTAATTTTTAATGAAGACACTGGATCTTTTTGTCGTGGAGCTAGAAAAGCAGCTCAACGATACCATGACCACCGACAGCGGTCTAGAGCTGTACATAGACACCAAGTACAACGAGTTTGAACACCGCGTGACCGAGGGTCCCGTCGTGTGCTCCCCGATGAAGTTTGATACTGGGGTAGAGGAGGGGGACACCCTGTACTTCCATCACCTTGTCGTGGTGAACGAGGGTCAAGCCCTGACGGGTTGCGACAACCACTACTTGGTCAGGTATGACCCCAACCACACCATCAACAATCAAGCCATCGCCCACAAAAACAGCGATGGTGAAATCAAGCCTCTGGCAGGATGGGCCCTATTGAAGCCCGTGGAGCAAGAGGAGCTAAAAACCAAATCCGATGTTATCGAAGTTGTCGAACTTAAAAAGGCGCTACCAACAAAAGGTGAGGTCGCTTTTACGGCTCCTTGGCTGGAAGAGCTTGGGCTGAAGCAGGGGGATGTAGTAGGGTTCAAACAAAACCGAGACTACAGGATCAAAATAGATGGGGTGGAGTACTACAGAACCCGATCAGAAGATCTACTTTACAAAGAAATTGAATAGACATGTTTGACAAAGAAGAACTCTGGGAGAAGCTGGAGGAAGAAGAATGCCTAGTCGCCGACGGATTCGATAATGCGATCATAGGCATCTCTTATGGGATAGAACCCAAGGCAGTTTATAGTGTGACCAAGTGCATAGAGGTTTTGCTCAAGGAGGGGATGACAGAGGAGGACGCCCTAGAGCACTTCGATTTCAATGTGGCGGGTGGCTATGTAGGTCCGAAAACCCCACTGTTCGTTTACGACTATGTCGAAGAGCTCTAAGTTCACTACGATCAGTGCGTCGAAGAGGTTGATGGAAAGCATGGAGCAAGCCATCAACAACATGATCGATGAAATCAAGAAGCCCGTAGATCCCGAAGCGGGAGGCTCCGCACGGAAGGCAGAGCTACAGTCGATCAAACAGACAGCCATCGATTGCAAGGAGCTGCTGGTAGAGCGGCAGAGGCTGGAGGAGATGGTTAAAGAATTGCAGAACAATGGTGGTATCAGAGAAGAGAAAGACTACTCAGGCGGTTTCGCGGAAAGGTTCTCCAAGTAAAAAATGGATGGAGAGGGTTTTTGTCAGTTACAGGTTAGATCAGGAGTTCTGGAAAAACGGGTGGGAGAACAAACCTGATGCTTGATGCCATTCAAAGACCCAGATAGAAAAAAAGAATACCAAAGGGAATACCACAAGAGGCATTACCAGAAGTACAAAGACGCCTACAAGAAAAAGGCAGTCAAAAGGAATCGCTCCCAGCGCAAGTGGTGCCGAGAGTTTGTTTCACGGGTGAAGTCAAAACTGGCCTGTACAGATTGCGGGGAGGGAGACCCAGTAGTGTTGGACTTCGATCATGTCCATGGAGACAAAGAGCACAACATATCGGACATGGTGAACGGGTCGTACTCGATAGCCGCTATAAAAAAAGAAATGCGCAAGTGCGAGGTCCGATGCTCTAACTGCCACAGGAAGAAAACCCATCAGAGAAGAAATCAATAGCCGCGAGTATCCCCTCAAGCTTATACCTTGTAGAAAGGGTAGCTGGTCACATGTGGGTTCAAGTCCCACCTCGCGGACGAAAACATGAAATCATGCCAAGAAAAACAGAATCCACTTATCAATCTAAGAGCGTAAACAGAAAGGGTATACACGCTAAGACCAAGCAGTCGAAAAACAAAAACTCTAAGCTGTACAAAAAAACGTACCGAGGACAGGGGAGGTGACCTTTACTTTTGCATCATGAAAAAACTGTTTTTGATACTGCTAACTATCTCACAATGTGCTACTTATGCCCAGTGTGATGTAGATATACTTGAAGTAGATCACGTCAATGGGGTCGTGACTGTCTATGTCGAAAACTCTGAAGGGTGTGCGGCTGGACAGATAGACATGATCATGCTCGGCTACCATGCCTTAGATGAAAACTGTGAGTCTATGGATGTGCAGTGGGATGTCCCCAACTCCGTGTGTGAGATGGCGGAGTCGCAAAACCATGCTGGATGGACGTGGCAGTTTTCTGCCAGCACTTACGGGAACAACTATGGGTCGGACTATATGCCTATGGTTACAGGGGATACGGTTCAGCTCCCCATGTACAACCCTTATGAGAGCGACTGCTTTGACGGGGGGTTCGATGACGTCTCTATGGGGTGTTGTGCAGAGCAGTACATAGACTATTGGATCTCTCTAGGTCACTCAGTAGAGGTAGTGATATGGCAGATCAACTGGAGCAGTACATGGTATTATGCTGATGGTGGGTGGGCTACCACAGGAGCCAACGGGGACGGGACACAAGGGGGGAGTGCTCCATCATACCCAGATCAAGAAGATGAGAATAGATGGGTCATAGGTCCGTGCGGGGAGTGCGTCCCTGAAGTTGTTTATGATACTGTGTATCAGACACTTCCGCCTGATACCATAGAGTATTACTTTACCGATACAGTGGTTCTCACCGATACGCTGGTGATCGATGTATGGTACTATACCACAGATACAGTTGAGGTGTACATTTCGGACACCATTTATCAAACCGAGTATGTACTTGACACCGTATATGTGGATCAGTATGTATACGACACAACCTATGTGGATCAGTATGTATACGATACAGCCTATGTATATCTATCCGATACTGTATACGTCCCCGAACTTCTATATGACACCACCTACATATTTCAGCTCGATACCGTAAATGAGTACATAGTACAGGAGATCTTCATAAACTGCGTCACGGGAGACCCTTGTGAAGAGAACCCAGAGTTCGACGGGTGTGATGAGGTGAGCGTGTTTGTCCCGAATGTTTTTACCCCGAACAACGACGGACTGAACGATGTGTTCTATGCTCAGCACTTCGGCCCCATGTGCTGGAATAGCTGGAAACTGAGCGTCTACAACAGGTGGGGAGGGATGGTCTTTCAAACCAATGACTCTACCCAGAGTTGGGATGGGAGCGTTATGGGGGGGAGTCACTATGCCGCCGATGGAATCTATGTGTGGGTCTTGCAGGCTCGATCTAGCTCTGGGAAGAGCATAGACATCAAGGGGACCGTACAGCTATTCAGGTGAGCGTATTCAAGGACATAGAAGGGTATGACGATCCAGCAATCAAAATCTGTCCTGCGGGATCCGAAGGTGAGATAGTAGAGCTCGGGAACCTCATCATATGCCTCCCAGCCCAGCCCAAGAAAGAGGAGATATATGGTTGGGACAAAAAGAAAGAGTTGCAGATGTGGGATCGGGTGTCAATCCCTGAGGAGCTGAAGAGAATTAAATCTATGGACGAGTGGTCGGAGACCCCGAGAGAGTTCAGGGATAGATTCAGTCCATACATCGAAGAGGAGTTCCGCCGACGACGAGAGGGTTTTTGGTTCTACAACAACGGGGAGCCGACCTACATAACAGGACGGCACTACATGACCTTGCAATGGACCAAGTTCGACGTAGGCTACCCCAGCTACTTGTCGTTCCAGAGGGACATATTCTTGCATCTGGCTGCATGCGAAGCAGACCCAAGGTGCATAGGTCAGTTGTACACAAAGTGCAGGAGGTCGGGATACACAAACATCTGTTCCTCAGTGCTTTTGGACGAGGCAACTCAAGTAAAGGATAAACTCCTAGGCATCCAGAGTAAGACGGGTAAAGACGCTCAGGAAAACATCTTCATGAAGAAGGTGGTGACCATGTTCAGGAACTACCCGTTCTTCTTCAAACCGATACAGGATGGAACAACAAACCCAAGGGTCGAGCTGGCCTTCAGGGAGCCATCGAAGAGGATCACCAAGAACAACAAAATCTCTAACGTCGGGGAAGCACTCAACACCCTGATCAATTGGAAGAACACCACCAACAACGCCTACGACGGAGAGAAGGTACACAGGCTGTATCTCGATGAGGCGGGGAAGTGGGAGAAGCCGACCAACATAAAAGATGCTTGGAGGATTCAAAGGACTTGCCTGATTGTGGGACGGAAGATTGTCGGGAAGGCCATGGTGGGGAGTACGGTCAACCCGATGGACAAAGGGGGGAAGGAATACAAGGACCTTTGGATGGACTCCAACCCGTTGGAGAGGAACAAAAATGGGAGGACTCGATCTGGATTGTACAGGCTGTTCATCCCAGCATACGAAGCCCTAGAAGGGTTTTTCGATAAGTATGGGAATGCGATACTCGATGACCCAGAGACCCCAGTGGATGGAATCGATTATGAGCTGGTAGAGATCGGGAGCAAGTCGTATCTGAAAAACGAGAGAGAGGCTCTGATATCGAACCCCTCGGAGCTCAATGAGGTGACAAGGCAGTTCCCCTTCAGCGAAGAGGAGGCTTTCCGTGACAGTATAGATGGGAGCCTGTTCAACATCGGACAGATATACGAGCAGATACAGTACAACGAGGAGCTGTTCCCAAACCCTGTCGTCCGTGGTAAGTTCCAGTGGAAGAATGGGGAGAAGGATACGGAGGTTGTTTTCTCCCCCGACCCCAACGGAAGGTTCAGGGTTTCTTGGATGCCTCCCCCAGAGATGCGCAGTAAAAAGCATCTGGTCAGAAACAAGATGGTCCCCCCACATACAGAGCTTGGGGTGGGTGGCGTGGACTCCTATGACCTAGATTCTACCGTAGACGGAAGGGGATCCAAGGGGGCCTTGCATCTGTACAACAAGTTCCATATGGAGCACCCCTCCAACATGTTTGTTCTGGAGTATGCCGCCCGACCCCCTTTGGCGAAAATCTTCTATGAAGATGTCTTGATGGCGGCTGTGTTTTACGGGTATCCGCTGTTAATCGAAAACAACAAGTACGGCATCGCAAGATACTTTGAATCAAGAGGTTACGATGGCTATTTGATGGACAGACCAGCACACTTGGCTTCGTCCAGTGCCAAGGTCAGCGTGAAGACAAAAGGCATCCCATCCAACTCGCAAGACGTAATACAGGCTCACGCCCATGCCATCGAGGCATACATCCACGATCACGTTGGAAACAACAGGGAGACTGGTGCGATGGGGAGGATGTATTTTGACAGAACCCTCGAGGATTGGATTGGATTTAAAATCAACGACAGAACCAAGTTCGACCTCACAATTAGTTCTGGCCTTGCCCTACTGGCGGCACAAAAAATCAAGCCTAAAAAGAAGAAGTCGAACTTTGAAGAGCTCAAGTTTTTCAGGACTTATAAGGTCAGGGGATGATTCGTATATTTGTTGGTTATAAAGTGAAGTAATGTATAACAGTGGATCAAAAAAATCATCAGGCTTTCCAGACCCACTCGCGTCGCATATAGAAAAGCTTGATGTAAAGTATGGTCTGCAATACGCCAAAGCCATTGAGTCTCAGTGGGGTAAACTGAACGACACTAACGGGCTCTACGGAAGTAGAAATGAAGTCTTCGAGCGTAACAGAAAGTACGCCAACGGAACCCAAGACACCACCATATACAAACAACTGCTTACCTCTTTGGACCCAAACAAGGGGGAGGGGAGCTTGATCAATATGGACTTTACCCCAGTCCCGATCCTCCCGAAGTTTGTCAGGATTGTAGTCAATAAAATCCTATCCAAAAAGCCATACCCGAACCTTGAGGCAGTAGATCCTCTCTCTTCATCTGAAAAAGACAAAGAGAAAAGAAGGTTGAAGAACCAAGTTCAGCTAAGAGATCAACTCAAGGAGCTGAAAGAAGTCACGGGGGGATTGGTTTTGGACAAAGATCCAGATAAGCTCCCCGAGACTTTGGAGGAGGCAGAGATTTTTCTGGACAGCAACCTGAAAACTGACGCAGAGATAGCCGCACAGATTGGCACGAACATGACCCTGTCTTGGAACTCCTTCAATGAGG